CATGCTTTATCCTCCTCTCTTAAGACTCCGGCGAAAATCTAAACTTGAATGCCAGGTATGCCTTCTCGATGCTGTCGATGTCGTCAACAGCAATGATGAACCAGGCGCTGTCGCCCGCAGGCGGGTTATTGGTATCCACGTATATGGTGCCGCCGGGTAGCAATTTTTTCTCACCAACCATGGCATTAATAACTCCTTGGGCTGCTGCCATGAATGTCGCTCTGCCGTCGCTATCGTTATTTATTTTGCCGATAAGCGGGTCGGTGGTTGCCACGATTCTGTCCATCAGTTCAAACCTGGTTTTAGTTCTGCGGATTTTCTTCCATCCTGCGTCCTGGTTGCCGCTGGGGGTTACCAGGGTATTGATGGCGCTCTCAATCCAGATCTGGTCGTTGGCGTTGACCGAAAGTACGAGGCACCCTTTGCCGAGTGCCTTCTCGATTTGGCTGTTTGTGAGCGGCTCTGCGAGGCTCACCATCCCACTGACGACGGTATGAGTCAGGCTGGTGTTAGAGGCTACGGCTGCAATCATACCGCCGATGCGCGCCGCCAGCTTGTACCCATCATAAAGATTGCCGCTCGCGTCATAGGCGCTGTTCAATACATAATGCATTTTCTCGTCATTGAATGCTGCAGCGTGGCTCATGCGGGTGTCGAGTTCGACGGTCTTTGGCTCGGCCACGCACGCCATCGGCATGGCGCCGGCGAGATAGATTCTCTGAATGAAAGCCTGGACAAGCGCATGAACGCCAGTATCCACGGTATCCACACAAAGAACATTCCACTTGCCCGCCTCCAGTACATCCAGCGCAGTGCTGTATTCTGCATTGGTTACGTTCGGATTGGCTCCGGCTGCCATTGCGGTTTGCGCCACATCCTTCATAACCTTGCTGCCGTCAGCCACCTTTACGGCGGTGAAGTTCTTACTGTTTGCGAACGCCGCGACAAGAGCTGCCGGCTCTCCAATTCCGGCGGCTCCTTTGGCAAACTCCGCCTTTTCAAATTCGGTCGTACCCTCATAAATGATGCACTCGCGCTTTTCGGTGTTGGCAAGACTGTCTCTAATGGTTATATTGAACGCCCGGTCGCCGGGATATTTTGCGGTGATGGTTACCACATCCACCAGGTTGGTGTCGTCTTTTAGGGTAACGGCTGTCGGCGTGCCTCCGGTACCTGCGCGAACGGCTTTTACCTTGCTGCAACCGCCGGTGAACATCTCGGTGATGGTATCTATGGTCATGGCGGAGCCGAACGCAGGGGCGACGGCGTTTGCTCCATCAAGCTCAACCAATTGGTTAAGCGGCCCCCAGTTGGCCTTGATGATTGCGGCACCGATTCCGTTGACGGCGCCGGCCAGGGGAGTGCCGCCTGCATTCTCGTATCTGGTGTAAACGCCAGGACGGACTTTGGTTTCCCCAATTGTGAAAACTCCTGCCATTTTACTTGACCTCCTTTGCTAAAAAATTTGTCACGATTTCTTTTGCCTTTTTGTGGCTTTTTCAAGTCCCGCCACGCGGAAGGCTGCAATTACGCATTCCGGCATTACTCCGAATACGGCCTTGCTATGCTGCGCAAGCTCGGCGACGGTGTATTCCGGTTCCGCTTCTGGGGCTGTTTTTACTTCGGTTTCTTCGACCGGCTGTTTGATTTTGTCTGCCATGCGTATGCTCCTTTCTGGTTATAGCGGTTCTTTGCCGCATAGCTTCGAGTTCATCTCGTAGCCCTGCGTTAGCGGTTCCGCTTCGATTGTTGTGTCCGCCTCCACATATAGGTGCCTTGGCGTTAGGTCTGCGTCCGGGTCCTGCATGCCTATGTGCATTAAAGGCGAGATGATTGCTCGCCGCAAAATTCCGAAGCGCATCTGTATTCTGATCTGCCCTTGCGACAATTGGTCGAGGCCGGTGTCTGCTGTTAGCCTCCTGATTGTCATGGGGGACGTGTCCAGCATGATGACCTCTCCTCTGGTTGCCAGCGTGTCTGTCAGGTATCTGATCCATTGCAGCCGCGCCTCCGCTGTTGGTGCGAAAACGTGACCGGCGATGACTCCGTTCATCCACGCTACGGTGTTTGTCTCGTCTGATGTCTCTATGCTGGCCAGCCTGAAATAAAAAGCAGGCTCCTTTGCCTGCGGCTCGTAGTAGTCTGTCAGCTTGTCGTGCCCGATAATGGTTGCGCTTGGTTCCCAGCTCTTTACGAAGTGGTTCATGGCCATGATCGGGTCCGGGTCGCTGGTTATCTGGTTCGGGAATGCGAATACGTCAATAATCACGGTTATTCCGATGATTTCCTTCGTGTTCTCGTCCATGTTCCCGGCGCTGAAGCTGTCCGAACGTCTCCATGCGAGGCAGTATGGAGGCTCTCCCTCTGGCGTCATAAAAATTCCGCAGAGTGCTTTTCTCACCTCCGGCTCTATCTCCTCCGGCATAACGCCGGTGTCGATGCTCCAGATGTTGAATGTTGCCTGTCCTGATGACTGCCTCTCCGGGTCTGCCTGCATGTCGATGGTGTAGTCGATTCTTGGATATTGTTTCGCTCCCTTCCAGCTCGGCGTCGTGTCGCTCGGTGCGCTTTGGTAAAAGACGGCGGCTTTGCCTTTGTACTTAGCCAGCTTATTCAAAAGTTCCGGCCATGCCGTCAGCCTTGCATATACGAGGTCTTCAAGCGTCGTCGCCATCTGGGATTTCGCCATCCGTTTTGATGGTTATCATGTCGTTCGTCCACTTTAGCTCCCATGTTTCTCCGCCGACTACTTCGCTGGCCGGGATGATGAAGTAGTTTGTTACGTTCCCTATCCCGGGTAGCATGAGCACGGTCAGCTGGTCATCTGTTATCGCGGTGATGATTCCGTTCTTTGGCTCCGTCCATCCGGCGCGCTTTGCATTGATCAGGTTGCCCTTCTGGACTTGTTCCGGGTCAAATACTTTTTCTGTGCTGTCCTTGATTATCGGCATGGCGTGCCTCCTCCTTTCCTGCTATTTGTTCAGGTATGGTTCGTTGAATATCGCCATTACCTTGTCTTTCGCACCGTCTATTATCGGCTCCTCAAACGGTCGGGCTGCTATCCTGCCGTCCTTGGTACCGTCCTGCAGTATCGGTGCGTATTTTACGTCGGTGTGTATGCTGGCTATGATTTCACCGTCCGATTTACCTATTGCTCTTGCTGCCCAGCTAATGCGGAGCGCTCCGCTGCGCACTGCCGGTGGCTCTCCGGGTGCCGACGCTCTATATGTCGCCTTGCTGGTGAATGGCTTCCTGTAAACTCTGCCGGTCCGTTGCCCGCGCAGGACTCGTAATGCTGAATTCCTCAGCTCGTTCGATGCTCTGATCGCTCTTGATTGAGCCTGCGTCTGGGCTGACTTCACGGCGTCCTTTACCGCCTTAGCGAATAGGTCATTTGTTGCTTTTGCGTCAATCTTCATGAGTATCGCTCCTCTCTTGGGCGTAGTAAATCGTCCAAATACCGAGGCTGCCGGGTTCGTGTACTCCTTGGATGTAAAAATACCGGCTGCCGTGTACCAGACGATCTCCTTCTCCTGCGAGGGGAGTTCCTCTCTGTGTGATGGTGTGCGTTATGGGGTGCTGCTGCTGTTTCCAGCGTTCCTTTTCGTCGGGGTCCGCGTCAGCAAGAACCGCACTTAGTTGGGCGCCCGGTTTCGGGCTGTATCCTGATGTTACCCGTCCGCGTGCGGTCGTGCTTTCGCCCTTTTGCTCGATTGTAAAGTCTTTGAAAAGGTTCCCCGGTCTGAGGTACATTGGGCTGCCTGTTCTAATCATCCGGTTTGCCGCCTCCCTCCGTTCCGCCATCTCTCGGGTTGTTGTGCATGCCCTCGTAGAAATATGGCGGCTTCTCAGTTATACTGCGGTTCATGCTTGGCACGGCCATGTTGCCGACCTTTTTTGAGAGCTCGTCGTATAAAGTCTTCCATGCCTCAAACCGCCCGCGTAGCTGAAGGGAAAGGGGGCCGACCGTTGTGTTTACCTCGTATGCGAAGCGATGCATGATGCTGCGGAGCAGCTCCAGCTTCGCCTTCTTCCATTTGCTTGGGTAGTGCCCGATGATGGCGTTGTATTCCTCGTCCGTTAGGGCGCAGGTTTCAGCTCCGCCTTCTACCATGGTGTCTCCAAGCTCAAAGCGCATACGGTCTTTGCCGTTCTCGGTGATTTTGGCCGGGTCGTATGTGTATGTCTTTACCATCATACATCACCTTGGCCTTCGTCCTCCTCTGTGCCGCCTTCCGTTTCGGATTCCATCTCCTTAATCCTTTCTACGATTGCCGTCTTGACCGTTTTTCTCACGTCCAGCGCGTCAATCAATATCAGGGCTTCCTCTTTCTCGATCTCGCCCACGGCCTTGGCCGCTTCCTCTGCGTTGAGCTGCATGGTTGCTACCGCTCTTATGATGTCCTCTGGCGTCATTTCCAGCTCGAGGACGCCTCCTTTGGCTGTTATGGGTATAACAATACCATTTTGCTCTTTATCGCGCTCTGGGGGCAATTCTGCGGCTCTGGCAGCTCCTTTTTCGAGTGCCTCTACCTTAGCCTTTAAGGTTTTGTTTTCCTCCAGCAGCGATCCTGTTTCCACTGCCGGGGCAATAAAGCCCTGCTTGATTAAGGCTCTTTCACGGCTCGGAAGAACGGCACCGGAGGGGATAGCGTCGCCTACCGAGTAAGCGACGCCTCCAAATGTGCATGATTTAATGCATGTGTAACCGTTCATCTACGCTCCTCCTTTGCTTATACGCACTGGTCGAAATAAATCGCCAAGTCGTCAGAAGTCTTCTTCATGTCGGTGCTCATCAAGCCTTCCACGAATTCTGCGTGCGTGCCTTTCTCGCCTTCGAATTGGTCAAGTGCCACGTACTGGCCGTTGCCGAGCATATCCCATGTGAAGATGTAGCCTGCGCTCGGTTCGTCGATGGCTGCGTTGTCGGTTGCGTAGCAAAGCAGCGCTCCGTCAGTTGCGCATACAAACTGCATGTCTTCCACGCCGATGCCGCCTGCGTTGTATGTGCTCTCAAGCACTTTGACCTGCTCGATCTGCAGGATGGCTGCGAGGGCTTGGGTTGTTACGACTGCGGGGTTCGCTGTGCTGCCGGTATACTTGACTCTCTCGACGATGTCGGGGTGGTTCTTCAAGGCGTTGTATGCGTCCACGCCCAGCGCCAGTCTGTTCGGTGTTCTGCGTCCACTCTGCTTGATGTCCTTCATCCTCGCGTCGAAGAAGTTCACGGGGTCGAAGTTGGCGTCGTTAAATTTCAGGAATTGGTTTGGTGCCGGGTTTCCTGCTACGCCGGTCCATACGTTGTTCCACGCGGCTGGGGTGAAGAAGTTCTGCGCGAAGATTAAATCTAAGTGCAGCTTCAATTGCTCGGTGGCAAATCTTACTTTTGCCCTTCTGGGGTCTGCTACTCCGGGAGCTCTGCTCCTCTGGTAGTTCAATGCGTCGATCTGGTCGACGCCTACGATGACCTGATCCACTTCGCATTTGTATGTGCTGTCGGTCTGCCCCATCAGCGCGGGCTGAACCTTTCCGAATGCGGGCTTGCGTGCCACGTTGTCTCTGGCAAGGTCGGCCTTGCTGAATGTGTAGTAATAGCTGGAGCTAAGTCCTACGGGGCAAATTGGGAAAATGGACGGCGCTACAAAGTCTCCCTCCTCTTGGAAGAAGGCCATGCTCATGTTGGTCAGGTAGTTGTTGGGCTGCCAGTTCTTGGCGATTCTCGCCTGAAGTCCGGCTGTGCTTAATCCGTTACCGTTCATAGTTTTCTATCTCCTCTCTCTTAAAGGTTTTTCCACTTGGTGTCTGCACCTACGTATGTCAGCGTTTCGGCGTCACCGGGGGCCGCTATCTCTACGTCTGCGAGATCATCGAGTGAAAGTGCTTTGTTGGTGTATTTTGTCGTTGCGAGGTCATAGACGATCGCATCTCCGTCCGCAATGTTAGCTATTGATACGTCTGCAAGGTCGGCCAGTCCGAGTGCCTTGTTGATGTACTTCTGGGTCGCGAGGTCATAGGTGATTGCGTCTCCATCGGCAATGTTAGCGATGGCTACGTCTGTTAGCCCTGCCAATGTCAGCGGCGCTACGGCTCCGCCGTTCTTGTAACCGGCTTTGACGATCTGCACCTTGATGATCTGTCCTGCTGCGGTTGCGGTTTCGAGTGCGATTCCGACAATGAATGCGTTAGCTGCTGCTGTGATGGCTTGCCCTGCTGCGTTGGATGCTACTTCGGCTCCGGCCAATACTGCAGCGCCGGTTACCCACAGGCCGATGTCCTTGATCTGGACGTTTACGTCAGCTCCTGCTGCCACGACGTCAGGGGTGGTTGGGACGAATAAGCCGACTGCGTTTGCTCCGGCTCCAGCAGGGACGATGTCGCCTGCTGCGTCAAACACTGCGGCATGGAACGCTGCGCCCACTAATGGGATTCCAGCCTTCCCGACGATAGTCGGGGTATCATTGATTGCTGTGCTTGTATACATTGATTTTTCCTCCTTATCTCGATTTCTCGTATTCAGCTACGAGTTCGGGGTGCTGTGCGCATGCTTTGTCGATTGCCTGAGTGCGGGTGAGGGTGGGGGCTGCCTTCTGGATTTCATCGGCATGCTTTTCGATTACTGTCCATGCGTCTGCGGTTCCGGAGCCCTTCTTGCCGACTTCGTTGAAGATGCCGCTCTTTTCGAACGCTTCCACGCTGGCGTCGAGTACGGTTATCATCTGGTCGTAGGCTGTGCCTCCGGCTGCCTTTAGAGTCTTGAAAACGGGCACGAGGTCCTCGGCTTTCTTACCGATGATTTCGTACTTCTTCGCGATCTCTGCCAGCTCACGGTCTTCCAGTCTGTCTGCTGTCTTGCGCAGGCTCTCAAGCTCCGCTTTTACTGCGGGATGAAGCCCTTTGTAGATATCCTCCTGCTCTTTTGCCGCAGGGTCTGTGGCTGCTCCTTTTTCGACTGGGTCGGTTGCGGGTGCAGCGGGGGGAGTGGCTGCAGGGTCTTCCTGAATACCGGCCTTCTTCTCGATTGCTTCGAGGGCTGCCACTTCTTCAGGGGTCAATTTGGATTTGTCAATTTTCATATCCTTCGGTTCTCCTTTCGTTTGTTCGGTTTTTGTTACCGGGTTTTTTGGATCATTGGGGTCCTTTGCCGGTGGTTGACTTGGCTCCGCCTTCGCGATTATCTCGTCCAGCGTGGCGCGGGTTGCTTTCGCGTGTGCTATTCTCTCTGGCGTCATGGGGCTGTTTGCCTTGACTACCTTCTCCGCGACTTTTCCTGATGCCCATACCGGGATCATGTCGCCTGCTGTGGTGGTGAATTGTTCGAGGCTCTCCTTCATTACGTCGGCCTTGGACTCCCACGGGATTTCGTCGTCCTGAATTACGGAGCAGAGGCTTTCTTCGAGGGCGTAGCAAATGTCCCAGATTTCGCTGGTAATTCTGCGCCGTGCCGCTTCCTGCATCTTATCGTTGAAGGATTCGGCTTCTCTACCTTTCGCCAATGTTCCCAGCGTCTCGTCGATTTCCTTTTCGTCATCGATTCCGAGGGCCTTGGCTACCGCCGTCAGAACACGCTTGAAGGCGTTCTCGGGTTTTCCTCCCGGCGTGTCGGGATTCTTCTCTGCACCTGCCGCCGGGGGGGCTCCGTCCTTGTTTTTATAAATCATGATGTTGGCTCCCGGGTTGGCTCCGGCGTCGACAAAGTCCACCTTCGTTACCTTCAGGTCTTTTAGTTTTGTTGGCATTTCGTGCGTTCCTCCTTTCCGCATTATTAATAAAACAAGCGACGCCTCTTGTGCGCCGCTTGGCTTATCCTGAATATTGGATTGTGGTTCATGCGGGGACCTCCTCTCGGATGGCCTCGCCTTCGATGGAGAACATGCTGTATTCTCCTGACTTGACCTTCTCCCAGACGTCGGCGTCGGTTACTTTGAAGCCGATCCACCAGCCTTCCGGGAGCGTCCCTTCTGCAATGCCGAGGGCGCTCTGCTTTTCCTTGGTGAATACCATACTCTCGATGAGGACGGCGCAGCCGCCGCGCTCGTGCATTTCTCCGCCTTCTCTGTAAAGCTCCACGAAGCTGTAGGCGGCCTGTTCCAGTTCCTCTGTGTCTATCAGGTCTTCGTGGTAGTCCTCTATTTGCTGCCCGCCTTCTGTGACGGCGATGTTTGCCCAGCCGAAGGCCAGCATTTTGTCGTCTTCGGACTTCTGTATCTTGAAGCGTCCCTTGACGATGTCGCTCTTGGTGCTGGGCGCTCTCGCCTGCGGTGGTATAATGTCGTTGAATTTAATCATCTCGTTGCCTCCTCTCTAAAACTTGAATTCTTTCCTGTACCATTCGTGAAGGTCTTCCGTCGTCTTGATGGTGTGCGCTATCTCCTCGCCTCCGACCACCAGCTTGAAATACTTCCGCTTGAAGTCCTTTATAGTCAGCTCTTTGAACGACCACTCTCCGGGGTTGTAGCCGTCCGACCGGAACGTGAAGCCGTTCTCAGTCTCCTGCAGTACTTCTCCCGGGATGGTGTGTCCTCTATCGGGTGGAATTAAAAAGCGCAGGCCGCCTTTGTGTATATGGCAGTCGCACACGACGTCGGTGAATTCCTTGTCGCTGGTTTGTTTGCAAATATAAACCTTTCGTCTATCCATGGCTCCTCCTTATGGCTTCGCGATCTGGGTGCTTACCTTGACGAATTTTTCTATCGGCGTTCCGTTTACCTCTGTGATGCCTGCCTTCTTGAATTCCTGCAGCAGGGTTGCCCTTAGTCTGTCCGTCTCGCAGGATATGCCGATGAAGCTCTCCTTCGCGATCCCTTTTCTGAACATGATCTCGTTGCCGTCCGAGTAGTTCTTTTTCATCTGCTTGATGAAGTCTATCGGGGCTGTTCTTGCCGCCATCCTGCTTTCCTCGACGGTTCCGAAGCTGTCCGTTGTGTAAGCGTACCAGTCGGTGCGCTGCATCTCCTTCGGGTCTATCAGTATGCGGTAGGTTGATCCTCGGTAGCAATCATCAAATTTGGCGGTTGTTCCGTCGACTCCAAGTCGTGTAAATACGTTATCGCTGCCTCCGGTTTCAAAGTCTCGAATAGGGGAGGCACCTGCTCGCTTCATGCCCTGAATGAACCGGTTGTTGTTCGAGGAAAGCCCGGGGCTGTTTACGATCTTGACCACGTCCTCGGCGTCTGTTATGCCGCTCCAAACGTAGCGCAGTCCGGCCTTCTTGTATGACTCTCCGATGGCTTCGTTGACGTAGGTGCTGTACCCATCGAATACTTCCGTGGCCTTCATCTTGGCGAGCTGTCCGGTGTCGATGCCTTCCTGTTTTATGATTAAGTCCAGTTTAGTCGCTCTCTGGGTAGCGGTCAATCCTTTTAGTTCTTGCGTCCTTTGGGGCGCATGCTGCCACACCAGCCGGGTCTTCTTGAGTAGCAGCTCATCTGCTACCGTCGGGTTCGTCGTCAGACTGTCAAGACCGACTTGGTTCATAAGCTGTCTCATGTTGTCCGCGTCTACCTTGCTTGCTCCGGCTGTCTCTACGCGTGCTCTGAAGAAGCCGCGCCATCCGTCGTAGCGTCTCGTCTGGCCGTCGATGTACATTTCGAAGGTCCCGTTCGGTGTCGTTACTCGAATGCTCCGGATTGATACGCCGGTGTCGGCCATGGTACTTCCGGAGAACAGCTTCAGCGCGTCGTCTGCGGCCTCAAATCGCAGCTCGTCGGTTATGCCGATGGGCTTTAGCCGGTTCCAAGTCTCCGACCATGTGTCGTATGTCAGCTTTCCGCTTAACTCGTAGTAGTCGGTGCCGCCGATGTTCATTCGTCTTGCGGTGAGATTAAGTCCTTCGACGTCGCCTCCGTCGCTTCGTACTGCTATGCCGATTCGCTTCTCCGGCACGACGGCCATGTCCGTGAATACGTCTGTCGCTTTTGCCGTCGTCAGCTCCTGCGAGGTGTTGGCTGCTGCAGCCTTCCTTGTCGCTTCGTTGGCTGTCAGTCTGTCACGCACCTGCGCGCTCATCTGTGGGGCTTTTACCGGGTCAGATATAGAGGTTACCAGCTGGGTCTTGTTCATGTTGTTGTAATACGGTATTTGTTTCTGCTTGGCCAGCTGCTTCAGCTCCGTGATGTTCATCTGTTTGAGCGTGGTCGGCGTCATCTGCACGGCTGCGATTGGTTGCTGCATGTGTGCTGTCGCCTCGTCCGCCCAGATGAAGCTCTGCTTCTTGCCGGTGCGCTCTGTCAGCAGATCTGAATAAAACGTCCGGTATGTCTCCCGGAGGGTTGTTTTGCGTTCCAGTATGGCGTCCAGCAGTTCCTCTGCTTCTTTGCCTTTGCCGTGGAGCGCTTCTGCGTAGTCGCGGAATATCTCGCGGTACTGGCTGTCCGGTATGGCCTCCACTCGCTTAATGTATGCGAGGGTGTCCTGCAGGTCGAGGTCAATCTCTCCATTGGCAAATCGCCGGTACATGGTGTTATATATTGGCTCCGTCTCGCCGTATGTGGCGTTCGGGTGGTAGGTGTATGTCATGGTTTTGCTTTTCGGGTTCTTGATGTACTTGAACGCCTGCTCTTTATCGACGCCGATCAGCTTCCCGGTGTCGTCCGTGATGAAGTTCCCGCCGTGGCTGTCGAAGTTGCCGAGCAGCCAGTCTGTGACGTTCTCTCTCTGCAGCTGTGGGGCGACGCCATCCGGCAGCTGGTCTGTTGTCTTCTGCCATGCTTTCAGGTCTGGTCCGTCGATGGTCTTTACTCTTTTTTGCATGGCTCCGAATTTTCCGCCTACGTTTCCGACGCCTACCTCGACCGCGCTGTCCGGGTCGATGATGTTTTGGACCTTGTAGGCTCCTTCTTGGACGTATGCCCGGAAGGGTTCAGCTCCGCCGCTCTTGTTCTGTCCCGGCTTGAATAGCCAGTCTTTCCCGGTGCTATCAGTATATGCGTGCATTTCTCCGGTTCCTCCAAGGTTCGCCGGTCCTTTATGGGTAAGTCCTCCGGGCAGCTGGTATGGCTGCGCTATTTTCGGCGGCTGCGGCTCCGCTGCCGGTGCCATGGCCGTGTTATCCGTTGGCGCCCATTGCTGTTGGTCGTTGGTCGTCATTGCTTGTTGCTGCTCTGGCGATATCTTTGGCGGGCTGATCTCCTCGTAAACAATCGCGCACCTGCAGCGTGGGTGTGCCGGTGGCGTTCGCTTCTGCCCTGAATAAAGGGTCTTGCCTTTGAAGTTGAAGTCTCCGTCCATGCCGACGACCTGTCCTTCAAGCGCTGCGCAAATCTCACAGACGCCTTCGTCTGCAGCTGTGCTCCATACCTTCTGGGTCATTCCCATTAGTCCTTGGCTCTGTGCCTGCCGGATTCCTTCGTCGGCTCCTTTGTTGTATGAAAAAGCCATCTCCGTGGTGGCGATGGTGTAGGCTCTCTGCCGGTGTTGCTTTCCGGCGTATTTGTATGCAGCTTCCTGTGCTCGCTTGGCTGCGGTGGCCTCCTTCATGGTCGGGTTGTTTGTCATCAGCGATTCCTTGACGTGCTTATAATAGCTCACGTTTGCCATGCTCTGCATCTTGTTCAGACCAATGGTGGGGCGGATGGCTCTTGCGAGCTCGTCTACGCTCCATTCTCCGCTGAAGCTCTTATGCAGCATTGCGTTGATTGCTTCGCGCTGCTCGTCTCCGATGATGGTTACCCATTCGCTGCCGTGAGTGTTTATCCAATTGCGGACGCCTTGCTCCATCGGGTCGAAGAAGTAGCCGGGGTTTCTGGCTGCGACGCTGGCCGCCGCTTGGTTCATGCTGTCTATCCACAGGGGCTTGAGCGTTTCGTTTACAAATGTCGCGTAGTCGTTCTGCCATGCCTGCAGGGTAGCTTCGTCCATCTGGCCGTTCAGGATCGCTTCGCGCAGTTCTTTGTAAGTGATGGCGTTCTGCTGGTCCTCCCATATTCGGGTAAGCCAGAAGGTTGGCTCCGCTTGCCCGGCTTCGATGAAGTCGTTCAGCTTGTCGAGTGCCTTCTTTCCTGCAGCGGTTGACTTTATGATCCTGCGCTTGTGGATATGTTTGTGTGCCCTATGCTTGGTTATCTTGATTGCCATTTAGTCATCCCTCCCGAGTCGTCTCTTGGCCTCCTCAACGACGACCGGGTCGTCTTCATCCTTGCCCGGGTTGACTGTGCTGCTCTGCTGGCTCTGCTGTCTGGTTGGCTCGAGGTTCCTCTTGCTGTCGTTGTCCTCTAAACGCTCAGGCAGTCCACCTGCTTCTCTGACGTAGTCCTCGATAGCGTCGTCCGGGATGATTACGCCTACTCCGGTCATGTCTTTGATGAATGCGGCCAGCTTCTCGGTGTCTGTATCTTCCACGTCGCCGTGTTCCAGCGTCGGGTACCCGGTGATGCCGTTGAAATGGTCGCCGTTTAGGTCAATGAGCGCCGGGATTGCTTTGTTGTTGAATGCCTCGCAGATGATGTCGAGGTACGCTCCGACGGCCATGCTGAACAGCTTCGTCTTGTCGCTTGATAGGGCAAAGCTGCCGACCGCTTGGTGTCCCATAAGGACGAAGTCCGCGAGGACAGTCATTGCTATGCGGGTGTCGTATCTCTCTATGATGGCGTTGGTGTCAAATTGCCGCCTGCCTCCGGTGCTTAATAGTTCCAGTTTCCAGCCGGATGGCATTGATAAACCTTCGAGGCTGTCTCTCCGGATGTTCTGCACGATTTTGTCTGCTGCTACTCTTATCGGGGTCATGTCCGGGTCGTCTTCGTCCCAGATGTTCATTCCTTCCGGCGCCGTCAGGACGGGGAAGCCTGCGAGGTCGCGCTCGACTCCGATTCCTTCTATCTCCTGAATTCTCCGTTTGAAATACCACGGCCTGTATGCGTTCCGGAGGATGCTGCGTCCTTCCGGGTTTCCTTTGCGGCTCTTGGTCCTGAAAAGCAGCAGCTTCTCTATGGGTATACTGATGATTCCGAAGTTGGGCGGTGGCATCTGACTCATGCCGATCAGGTTGTCGCTGTCGTCGTACTCCCATTCCCAGAGCGTCTCCTGCGCTCGTATCGGCATCTTCATCCAGCCGATTAGTCCGTCGTCGTACTTGCTATTGAGCCTCTGGTCGCTGCTCTTGCCGTTCCTCCGTTTGTATACGAGTTCATGGGCGCTCCATCCGAATGTCAAGAATGATAAAATCTCCGATATGGTGTCTGTCCATGTCTCCTGCATGTCGTCCATGCATGAATAAATGAAATCGACGGCCTCCTCGTCCTTTGGGGTTAGTCCTGCTGGCTGTACGCTCCACGAGGCTTGCCGGATGAGCATCTCGATGGCGTAAATAATCGCGCCTATGACGTCGTCGTTCTCGCTCATCTCCTTGTATGCGTTGACGCCTTTGCGCCCCTGCAGCTCCTTCAGGAATTCTTCGTAGAAAAAGCCGCCGTATCTTTTCTGGCCGATTCGCCCGATCTCTTTCAGGCTGTTGTTCGCCATGTGTATTCACTCCTTCCTTGTCGCCTCTGTTAAAAGCGGTATTGATTTTTGGTTATGATGGTCTTCCTCCGTCCGTCCGTCTCACCATTTTGGTGTTGACGGTGATAGGGTGGAAGGTAAAAGGTAATAGGTAATAGGTAATAGGTAATAGGGTACCAGCCGGGCTTGTTCCGTGCTTTTCTGGTGCAAGTACTGTACTTGTCTGGTGCTTGTATGGTGCTTTTGTAAAAGTGTTGATTTTACTGGGTTTTATGGGCGTCATTTTTTGAAAAATGGTGCTCTTGATGGTGTTTGGTGCTCCGTCATGAGCGTCATCGAAAATTCGAGCTCCGTCATTTTTGATGCTCATAACGTCAAAAAACGATGCCGTTACTGTACTGTCCCTATTCTCTACCGGTGCTGTCCCTGTGCTTGCATGGTGCTTGCACAGTACTTGTCTGGTGCTCCGTCATTTATCGGGTCCAGTAGCTTGCTTTTGTGAGTGTTTGCTGCTTTGGCGGGCCTGTCGTCGCCGGTTTGTCCATCAGGTAAAGTATGCCCTGCACTAACGCGTCGACTGTGTCCTTGTAGGTTCCTTTGGGGAATATCAAAAGGTCGCGGATCAGGTCTTCTACCCACGGGTGTGTCGCCGGGTCCGGCAGGTAAATGTTCCCGGCTTCAAAGTAAGGTGTCACGCTGATGGCACGCTCCTCCTTGCTGCCCTTGGGATTGAATTCTACCATGCCCGGTATTTCCTTCTTCAATAGGTCGACGATGGCGGGGCCGTTGGCCTTGTTCTCCACGACCTTGGCTCTGGCTTTCGGCCATTTGCCTGAAAGTGTCCGGACGGCTGTCACGCTCTCCGTGAAGCTCATCTTGTCGTTTACAAGGTCCTTGATGTATATGCCGCTGCCGTGTCTGCCCATTGTGAAGCCTGCGACTTTGGCGCTGCCTTCGCTCTTGGTGAAGGCCATGTCCCAGCTCTGTATATCGTTGGTGTTTGGCGCTGTCTTGTAGAAGTTCTGCAGCCATTCACGCTTGAAAATAACGCCCTCTGCCGGTGCTGGAGTCTGTTGAAACTGTCCGGCGTATTGGACGCTGCCCATTGACTTCTTCAATCCTTCGAGGGCCTGCTTGTCGAAGCGCT